GTTACTCCTGCCATCTTTGATGAAAGGAAAATCAAGGGCATTTATTCTTCCCATGAGGGTGTCAGAGGCGTATTTCCAATCATTGGCTCCAGCAATGATGTTTATTTCCATCCTAGTTTGCTTTATTTAGGAGTTACGCCGTGGATGGGTGATGACCCTCCCCATGATACCTTTGGTGATGAATTAGTCTTTGGCATGGTGGGCCCTGGTGAAGGCTCTACTGAAGGCAGTGTGTCCTCAATGTCGTTGGGCAAAGAAGTCGCCAAGAGTATGGTTCATGCTTATATTCCTCCTTATTTGATAAAGGATGCTTCCAGTAGGCTTACAGAGCATTACGTCAAGACCATATCCAGGATTTTCAAGGACCCAGACTTTAAGCATTCGGATATGGAAAAGGTCTTGAGAACGACTGTTGAAGAGCAGTTTGTTGGTTTGTTTGATGAAGACGGCGCGGCTATTGTTCCCAAGATGAACCACACCAGTTCATGGGGTTCTAATAACAAACCTATGTCAGGTTCGAGTAAGAAGGACATTTATACCATCACTGAGGACAAACGGATGTTGATACATGAAAATGCCATTGGTGCTTGGGAAGCCTTCACAGCATGCATTCATTGCATGACTTGTGGGGAATTGCCCCAGAATCAGATAATGACTTGTTTCACAAAACGGGAATGTTATCCAGTCACGGGCTCAGCTTCTAAGTATCCTTATGGCGATCATCAAGATGCTCTGTCTTTTTATTCCTCTTTTATGGGGGAGGAGAAGGCTCATAAGCTACTTTCAACTCCGGCTTGTGATGACCAAGCTATGCGCGACATTTTCCATTCCGTTGATGGTTTGAAAGTGAAGATCAAATCTAGGCTTGTTTCTAACTTGCCTGGTTCCATCAATGTTGCTTTCAGGATGCTATTGTTACCAATTGTCTACCTTTTCAGTAATTATCCCATTGAGTTCGATATGGTTGCTGGTCTTGATATGGGTTCATGCCATTTTGAGCAGAGCACTAATCAAATTTTCCATGAGGGTTATGATCATCAAACCGGGGAGCATTTCGTCTTTGACGCCGATGTTAGCGCCTGGGATAAGATTATGCCATCCTCACTGACGAGAGAGACTTTGACCATTTTCATTGAGCTTGTTTTGGGCATACATAGGAAGTATGGCACTTACAATGATAGATTGCTTGTCTTTGCCGAGACTCTTATGAGTTGGTGGGACAGTATGACCTTGTTTTATTCTGGGATATTATTGCCCATTTCAGTCATGCCTTCGGGGTTTGTGATGACATTACCTATGAATTCAGCGATGAATCAGCTATTGGCTATTTGCAATGTTCTCCGCTTTGCTGAAAAGAAAGGCTTAGAACCCCCGCTGGATTATACTACCTGGATTCGCCATAAAGCTTTGGGCGATGATAGTCAAACAGCGGTGAAACAGGC